ATTGTTATATTACTATTAGTATTTGTAATAAACTTGGTATATAAGTTATTTACATAAGCGTCTGCCCATTCTAATGTTTCCTTACCTATGGTACCTGTATTGCCTTCTCTAGGGAAGGCACCATTCCCTATTACTATGTCTTGTCCTACTCCCACACCGCCCGTAATAGTAAGAGCCGCTGACATAGTACTGATTGCAGTTTGTGTAGATGCAATTCTTGCTTTGTCTGTTGTTAATAAACCTTGCGACGGATTATAAGTTAAACCTCCATATAATCCTGTAGAATCTATGAATAGAAATTGGTTGCCTGTATTGAGAGCGAATGTCGGATAAAAATCTAAGTTTACATTTGTTGATGTAACATTAACACTTAAACTGGTACTTGCTATTTCAATACGACCATAAATGAAACCTCCGACATTTAAATCTTTTTGAATTCCTATACCACCTTTGAAAAAAGTTCCACTAGCTTCTCTTTGAGCATTGGCAGTCTCTATTTGAGCAGTATTACCAGGTGTCGCACCATAAACATCGGTAGGATCAAATGGTCTAAAATATGGATTTTGTACATTTTCCTCTGAATATGATTTCACCTGTTCAATATATAAATTGTTCCATCTATTGTTTTCGGTTCCAAAATCGTATGTTTCACTCTCCGCAGGTATTAGGTCATTTATAAACTGTGCTTTTGGATCTACTTGTTGACCATCTGATATACCTATTTTAATTGTTTGTGAATCAAACTCTATTAAGCTTGGGGATATTAATGTTATGTCATCAGTAAGAGAAACAAGTTTTATGAACCCCCCCGCTTCTACATTAAAATAATCTCCAGATTTATTATCAATATATGTACTAGATTCATTTAAAATAAATGCCCCTGCAAGATTTTCAATTTCTTGACCTGCTTCATTTTTAATATAGCCACCTAAAACAATGTTTTTAATATATGAAGTAGCTTCATTATTGATATAGCTATTTGCTAGATTTTCTATATAATCGCCAGCTTCGTTTTTAATATATTGGTTGTCTGTTTTATTAAAAATATAACTACCAGCTTTATTTTCAATATAATCACCGACAGCACGATTGATAATATACTGCTGTGCTTCATTATTAATGTAAGAATCTGCTAGATTTTCTATAAACTGTCCAGATTGATTTTTAATATAATCCTGTGCTTCGTTGTATATGTATCCGCCTGAAATGTGAGTCATTTCTTGGAGTGACTCGATATAAATACTACCGTTCAGTGCTAGTAATTTGTAGTTGCCTGGTAATTTTAATACATTAGTTGACATTTATTAATTCCTTAATGTATTTATTCTTAGTGAGCTCGAATCTCAACCGCATCAATGAAGGCACTACTTCTATGAGGGTATTTAGGATGACTTTGAAATCTCAAAACTATACCAAAGGAGCTATCTAAAATATCACTGTAGGTTAAAGATGTATTCCATAAATTAGTTGTAGATCCATAAATTTTTATAGGGGCAAGGTCTAGGTCTGCAAAATTATGACCTATTAAAGAATCGTTTAAACAAAGTTGTATAGTATCATCTGTAATTCTACCAAATCTATTCATGGTGACTTTGACTTCAATTCCGGCAATGCTTGTAGGAACATTGATAAATCTAAAATTGATCAATTTTAGAAAGTATGTTTTTTCTATTATGTCATGTTTTGGGTTTCTTGCAATATGCAATAAATCTCTATTGGTTTTAGTGTGAGAACTATCTTTGTTTTTTATAGCACTAAAATTACGCTCACTATTCCAAGACACATGATTATCCTCAGCCCCTAATTCAGAATATTGTGTAACTATTGATGGAAGCGCCCAATTTGTACTCATATCATTATTTACCTAGCAAAAAATAAGGGGGACAAGCCCCCTTATATATACACAATATAAATTATTGTGAGTCGCCTTCAAGGTTAGTTGCACCTGTTGCTGTTGTAACTGCTGATGTTGATGTACCAGCCTCTTCAACTTGTACATATGTATCACTGGTTGATGTACTAAAGTTCCAAGGTCTTCTAATAGTGTTTCCGCTAGAACTTAAAGTTGTTAACATTCTGCCAGAGATTTTTAAAACCTGATCTACAGTTCCGTCATCTTGCTTAACTGTGATAGTCATTTCTCCAGCAAGAATAGACGCTGAAGCTTTATTAACTAATTTACATACACGTTGATTAGTGCCATCGCTGCATCTAAATCTACGAGCACCTACCTGATGTACAATGTAACCAGCTACGCTCGCGGTTCCGTTATGAAATTGTACTTTAATATTATTGTTAGCATCTGCGCTAAAAAATTTCTTTTTTAATGGACGTCCCATTTGTTTTTCTCCTATTTGAGCGTTCTATGCTCTACGCGGTGGGTTCCGCATAAATCACAAAGACATTTTATTTAACAAAAAGCCCGCATTTGCGGGCTTTTTTACACATCTGTAGCAATTTACTTAAAGCTTACGTTAGCAGATGTAATTGCAACCTTACCAAGGTAATCAGCAGCGTTACCTAGGCTGGATGCTGTATTTGTTAATTCAACATATCCGTAACGTGTTAAGAATCCAACTACTGGTTCAAATGTTGTTGGATCTAACACCACACCAGAACTCATTAGAGGGATATATGGACAGTAGAAAGCAGCAGCATCTGCCTCGCTTGTACCCTTATAACCAACTAGAATCTGATTGCTGTCTTGTGTGTCACTCAAATATGCATCAACATAAACACGCATTGCCCCATTTAGGGTACCAACAAACTTAGTATTTGTTGGAGCTTCAAATGTACCTTCTGTTGTGCGAGCAAATGCAGAAGTTGTTGCGCTCTGTAGAATTGTCAAAGCTTGGTTAGAAACCACTGCCCAGTTAGCAGAACCACGACGTGTACGCTGAGCAATTAAGTTGCTTACACGGTTGATCTGAATAGCAAGAGCAGCATGTTCATCGCCAACGAATGTTGCTGTACCAGAAACTAATGATTGGTCATATGTTTCCTCAACAGCAGCAAGACCACGTAACGAACCTAAGATTTCTTGATCAATTTCAGCGGTAATTTCTTGAGCAAGAGCTGCCATGATTTCTGCTTCTATATCAATACCTTGCTGTGCCTGTGCATCTTGTGCAGCCTCAAATGTCCAACGAGCTGAAAGCTTACGACTTTTAGCTTCAACTGATGTTTTTAAGATTTGAATGCTCATACGCTTACCGGGTGTACCTTCTAATAAACTTGTTACAGCAGCCTTAGGTGTTGCATCTACATCATTACCAGAATAAGCAGCCGCGATCTTAAATGGACTTAACGCTTCTTCGCCTGCTAGAACATTATTGCCTGAATCAGCGTAACGAACACGTAAAGTATGAATTTGTGCCACTGGACCAGTCATTGGCTGTACACCAACAATTTCGTTGGCAATTACGGTTGGCATTACTCGGCGGATTACTGGTAGAATTACACGGTTTAATGTAGCAATATTACCAGTACTAGTTGCACCTGCTGTTGCGGCCTCAGCTAAGTAACGGCGTGTATTTTCTAAGCAAACTGCCATAGATTGACGACGGTTACCTTGTAGGCCTTCAAGTAGAGCGTCTTTGGTCTCTGACCATCTTTCATTTAAAAGTTTTGACATTTTGTGTCTTCTCCTTGAATATTATTTTGATAAACCCGCAAGTTTGCGGATATCAAAAATGTTGTCTAAGCCTACCTCGGGCTTTTGTTCACGATTACCAGTAATTTCAATTCCTTCCGTTATAATAGACTTTTTAATAGTCTTTCTAACTTCACCTTCCATTACTGTTGGTAGGTATTTTTCATATGCCTTTGCAAGATCTTTTGTACTAACTGATTCTAAAAGAGTTTGCATCAGCTGCTTTTTATCAGTACCTAACGGTGCCAATAGTTCAGACATAGCTTGCTTACGTTCCATTAGGTCTTTTGTTACACGAATTTCGCGTTCTTTAGATTCTACAATGGTTTGTTTTGCTGCTAGTGCCTGTTTAGTTTCTGCTAATTCAATTTCTTTCTTTTGAATAATCTTTAATAGTTTATTTGTTTCAGATTTTTCATTTAGATAAGAACTTGCATATTCTTGTGCGAATGCTTCATAAATTTTACGTCCAAAGTCATTGTTACGAGCACTTTCGATATCTTCTTTCAATTGTTTAATTTCAGAATTTAACTTAGTGTTTATAACATTTTCTACAACTTTTGCTCCTTGACTTATAAATTTTGCCTTGATTTCTTCAAATTTTCCTTTTGAGTCGCGAATTAAACGAACTTTTGTTTCTGCTAAATCACGCTTATCAATTGCAAACTCTTGGATTTCTTTAGCAAGTGCATGTACAATGAATTTTTCTAACTTAATAAAATTTTCACTGACTTTTTTACGATCATTTTGAAACTCAACTAATTCTTTGCCTAATTGCTTGATAATAAATCCTTCTAATTTTAAGGAATCTTCATGTATACGCTGAGCGTATTTTGTCTTAGCTTCAACTAGAGCCTTTTTATCTTCATGCAATTCGGCCATTTCTGCGGCCAATCTTTCGCTTAACATCTTGTCAATTGCTTCAACCATAAGTGTTTTATCATGGTTATATTTCTGGGCGAATTCTTCACGAAGTTCAGCGGTAACTTGGTCGCGATTCTCTTGAATTTTATTAGCAAGAGCTAACTCTAATTCAGATCCAACATCTTCTGAAATTGCACCACTCTCTACTAATTTTTTGAATGCGTCCAACATTTATATTTCTCCTCGGGCTTATTTTAGACCTTTAATAATTTTAAGGAGACTTTCCTTAAGATATTTTTGGGCCTTTGGATCTTCTTTAACTTCTTGTGCCACTCTAAATGCACGATTTCCGCCTCTTATGTTCATTAAATGCTCATAAACAGGAGTAGGATATGCACCAGGGGCACTGGGCTGGGCTACTATATCAACTGTAATAATTTCAAAATCGGATACTTTGCCAGAATAATCATCAACGTTACCGCTGCCTCTTGAACTGACTCCAAGTTTTACACCGCTTTCTAACATTGTTCTAATTAAATTACCCATTGGAGTAGGAAGAATTTTCATCTTCCCATATCCATTAGGACCTTCCATCCACATTTGTGTAATCATGTGGCTTACTCTATCCAAATTTACTTTGAGGTCATCTGGATGATCAACTTCTCCTAATACACTATAACCACTTTGTAATTGATCGTTCAAAGTTTTTACAGCACGCTCAATTTCGTCAACAGGATAGACTCGTTGATTAGCATTACGAATACCTCCTTGAATAGCGATACCTTTAAGATAAAGAGTTCTATCTTCTTTGTCATCGCTTTCAAGCACTACTTGTGCTTGATCAAAACTTAAATTTTCTCTAAGATAAGTTAATTTCATCCATATTCTCTATTACTTGATATGCTTAATCAACTGAGCCTGGTTGCTCATGCTCGTTTGACCTGCCTTATCACCTGTTCCTGAACCTACCGGACCTGGACCAGAACCTTTCTTTTCAGCACCGTGACCACCGCTGACTTTCTTAAGATTCTTAACGCCCATCTTTCCTCCAGGTACATTACCGTTCCCGCCGTTGTCTATTTTGGCATTGCTTAAGAATCCGCCTGCTTTTCCTGCTGGATTGGTTCCGGTTGGACTTCCACCTTCGTGATGGCTTTGATTTAAGTTTTTTGCATTAGCACCTGTATTAGGCTTTCCTGAACCACTGCTTATAGGACTACGACCTTCTACAGAAGCACTATCTGTATCACCTGTACCTGCGCCAACATGTTTAGCTTGTTGCTTATTGCCGCCTTTGTCCCAATCGTTACCAACTTTTTCAACGTATTCGCGAGTCATACGACGACCTTCTTTGAACCCCATCATATCGTCTTTTTCGCTGTCCATATCGTCGTCACTAGTGGCGAATTCATCACCTCCTTTTTCGCCTCCAGTCATTTCTTCGGCAGCATCAAATGCGGCTTGTAATTCGTCCATGGCATTTTGAATACTCATCTTTAAATCTTCTTCTGGACTATCGACAGATATATCACTTTCTAAATCGTCAGTGGCATCTCCCCCCATTTCGTCCATATCGTCATCAGCTGTATCATCGTCACCATCCATCATGTATGAATCTTCAAGGTCCATACTTTCATCCTCTTCTTCATCTGCATCTGCGTCTTCATCTTCGTCCATGTCTTCATCTGCATCTGCGTCTGCGTCTTCATCTTCGTCCATGTCTTCATCTGCAGATTCGTCCATGTCTTCGTCTTCTTCTTCTGCTATTAAATTCTCGTAAATTTCTCTAGACTTTTCTACAACGATTTCATGAAAAAGTTTGTTAGCTTTATCATGTTCTTCGTTAACAATGTAGTCTAGAAGCTGTTCAAACTTCGTCATGACTTGTATTCTCCTTAAATGGTAGCGGCAAGGCTGCAAGAATATTTACAAAATGATTTAAAAATCGTTAGAAAATAGGTCAAAATCTGTCAATTTTGACAAAAAATTTTCAACTTTAGATAGGTTGAGGAGGAGGAACGGCATACATCTTTCTTACAAGGCTCATTTCTTCTTTATATTCTTTTTCTCTGGCTTCTCCTGCAAGTCTTAATTCACGAAGCATTTTTAATGTTAGCCTACTTTTTCTAGTGTCATTTATATTATAAATTGACTTGTCATTATCCGAAATATAACGATCGTCAGGCATCATATCTTTATTTTTTTCATTAAAGTATATGAATTCGCGCAGTATCATAGTATTATTTATAGACTTGACTAATTTTGGGTACCAGTATCAGTTGTTATAGTTTCTGAAGCTGGATCAGGAGGTGGAGTCGTAGCAGATGTAATATCATTCATATCTGAATTTATTCCTCCACTTGTAACACCTATACTTCTTAGCTCTGTTGTAGCAGGTAATTCATTTCCTAAATAAATGTTTTCTTGTTTCCACATGCGTTCATTTTCTGCCACTTCTTCGGTAGTCATGCCTAGAAATCTTTTCATAGCGAATCTTTTACTTACAAATGGAATAGCAATCATTGTATTAAACGTGTTTACACGGGCATTATCCATTTCAGCTTGACGATAGCTAGCAAAATTTTGAGGAGGATTAAATTTTAAATCAAATAAATTGTTATCAATATTCAATCCCTTATTTGCGATGTATAATTTAAATTCTAAATCAAATTGATTATTAATTAGCGATTGTAATCTTTCGCAGTATTTGTTAAATCTAAGTTCCTGTATATAGGCTGTTCCTACTCTTCCATCATTGTAATTACTGCTTCCATCATCTGGGCCTGTAGGTAAGTAACTACTAGGAATCCTAAGCGCACGAAACAACTTATTGGTAAAATACTTAAGATCATCTATTTCCCCTAAATTTGTTCCACCTGGCAAGACTTCAACCTTACTTCCACGACCTTCTGCTGTCTGTGGGAAAAAATAATCTTCATTAATTGACAAGGGATTATATCCTGCATCTATAACTGACTGACTACCGCCAGTGACACTTGGTATACGACGTTGATTGACTTCATTTTTTACACGTTCTACAAAACTCATAGCAATATGACTAGGCATGTTACCTACATCAATATAAAATACACGACGTTCAGGAGCGCGTTGTATACGAT